TGTAGCCGTAAAAACCCACAGCATCAAGCACCCCAAATTCAGGACAGACCATGCCAAAAATCAAATACATCGGAACCGCCGACAACTTCTCGGAACTGGCCTACACCGGCAAGCAGTCCATTTGGAAAGATGGTCAATCTGAATTCCGCTCAGATGCCGAAGCCGCGCAGCTTGCGGCTAGTGGAATGTTTGAATTTGAAGCTGTCCCACTGATGGGTAGACCTAATCCTGTCACCGGGGGGATTGCGGGATCGGTCGGCGGCGCTGGTGTCTCGCTTGAGCGGGCCGCACTGATCACAAGTGGCAGTTCTGCGGCTATTGCATCGGCCAACACCGCAGCAATTCAAGCTGCTGTTGATGCTGTTGGCCCGGGAGGTAATGTTGTTGTTCCGGGTGGATTTGGTGTTGTGGAAATCAATGGCACCATCTTTCACGACAACATTATTGAGGTCAAAGCCGGGACCACTCTCAAGCTGCGCTCTGGCTCGACATGCTCGATGTTCCGCAATCGTGCATGGAACGCGACTCGCAGCGCTGTCACAGGGATGACAGCAGTAGGCCAGACGGCGACGATTGATATGACCGGCGTGTCAGCACCGACGCAGGCGCTGTTTGCTGTTGGTGGTTATGTGTCCATCATCGGATTCACGAACTCAGGTTTCAATGGTGTCCACCCGATCACCGCCAAGGCTGCGAACTCGCTGACCGTGCTGCTGCCACGCACGCCAATCGCTGGAACCGCAACAGGCACAGGGACCGTTGCAGTTCCCGATAACCTCGTGGGTATCGTCGGGCAAGGCGCGCTCGATTACAACGATCTGGGACAGACAAACAACGGCTCCCAAGACAACATGACGTGTCTCTACATCAATGTTGTCAGGGTGATGGCACTGACATTACAGGAACTGTTTTTGATCAGATTGACATCGAAAGTGTCAGCGTCGAAACCCCGGAAGCGCAAGTGCCCGTCGTCGCCTACAACACCACGGCAACAGCCGTCAGCGCCTGCCTGAACATCGACATTACGCAACTGCCTTCAAATGGCGCAGGCGTGTCGATCTCAGGTGCAACAACGACGCTCAAGAGGCTCAATGCCAAAGTGCATAACCCGGTGGATGGCTGCACAACCGGCGCTGTTTTAGTGTCTGCTGGATCGACGGTGAATAGCTGCCGGGTCAGCGAGATTCGGGCAGCATACGGCAGCAACGTCTTTGCAGTCTGGAATGTCGGGACATTGCAAGAGTTGTATGTGATCGATGCAGAAGTCGGCGGCACAGGCTCTCGCGTGGTGTCGCAGCAAGGTGTATGTGGCCGGATCATGATGAACGACGTTCGCCACACAAGCGGCTACCGAACTTTCGAGCAGAGCGCAGCGGCCAATGCTGGCGTCACAGTGATGATGTCAAATGTCCGGGTCAACAGCATCACGAATCTCGCATACTTTGCGAAGACCGCCAAGCTGCTGACAACCAACACCGAGATTCAATCGGGTGGGGCAGCGGCAGGCATCGGTGTTGATGGCGTCGGTACGACTGTGACATGGCAAGGTGATGCAGTCTTCAATGGCGTCACGGAGTCTGTGCTGACGAACAGCGGCGTGCTGACCAAGACGACCTCGGTGGTTGTCTAAATCTAATCCGCTCAGCACGATGATCAAAACACCAAAGCCACTTCCGAGTGGCTTTTTTTACGCCTGACCATGTCCCTCAAACTCATCACACCAGCAGCGATCTTGGCCGTCAGCGTGGCTGAAGCAAAGCTATCCTGCCGCTTCGATGCCACAGATCTGGATGCCGACATCGCCGACATGATCAAGGACGCCACGCGCCTGGTCGAGCACGAGACTGGGCAAAGCGTCATGGCTCAGACCTGGGAGCTGTCGCTTGACTCCTTCCCGGAGGTCTTTGTGCTGACCCGCCCACCGGTGGCCAGCATCACAAGCCTGAAATACGTCGACACAGAGGGTGTGACCCAGACGCTGTCCCCCGCCGCGTACACGCTCGACACCGCTGACGCCTACGGCCCGGCCAAGGTGGAGACTGCCTACAACGCATTCTGGCCAGACGCCCGCATCCAGGCCAATGCCGTGGCCCTGCGCTACGTGGCCGGGTACGCCGACGCGGCCAGCGTGCCCAGTCAGATCAAGCGCCAGATCAAGATTTTTGCGGCGATGCTGCTGGACGATCCGCTTGCCCTGAGCGACCGCCTGGCAGCCATTGACAAGGTGTACAGCGCATGACAAGGCGCATCCTGAAGGCCGGCGATTTTGATCAGCGCGTCACGGTCCAACAGCTCACCACCGGGCACGACGCCTTTGGCGCACCCACCAGCACCTGGATCGATGTCTGCATCGTCTGGGCCAAAGTGGCGGACATGAGCGGTCGCGAGTATCTGGCCGCCGCTGCTGCCCAGGCCGAGGTCACGACCAAGATCACCATCCGCTACCGCGCCGGTCTCACAGCGGCCATGCGGGTGCTCCACGGTGGCAACGTTTACAACATCCAAGCCGTGCTGACCCAGGACAAGGTTGTTTGTACGCTGATGTGCACGCGCGGGGTCAACAATGGCTGATTCGATCATGCAGCTGACCGGCTTCAAAGAGCTTGCGGTGGCGTTGCGTGAGTTGCCTGAGCGCGTGGCCCGTAATGGCCTGCGCGCTGCGGTCAATGCCGGGTCCACCGTCATCAAAAAAGAGGTGATCTCCAAGGCGCCAGAAGACACCGGGGCGCTCAAGGACAACATCTACCAAAAGCAGGTCCGCGAGCAGTCAGGGCCGATGCGGCAAACGTTCTATGTCGGCGTGCGCAAGGGCGTTGCCAAGTACGCCAACACCGCAGCAAACCGGCGCGCTGGTAAAGCTGGCAAGGTCTACAAGGACGCAGGCACCACTTTTTACTGGCGCTTTCTCGAGTTCGGCACCAGCAAGCTTGCAGCACACCCATTTGTGCGGCCTGCCTTTGAGTCCAAGAAAGAAGACGCTGTGATCGCCATCGGTGAAAAGCTCGATGAGCGCATCCAAAAACATGCCCGGGACCTTGCCAAAAAATGAGCCTGCAAACCGATTTGTTCGCGCTGCTGGCCAGTGCCTTCACTGATTGCGTTTACCCCATGGTGGCCCCGGCAGACACGCCCACGCCCTATGCCGTGTACAGCCGCATCAGCACGCTCGAGATCACCAGCCTGGACACCAATGGCGGCGCCGGAAACGCCTACACGACCCGCCTGCAGATTGACGTTTACGCCGCCACGTATGCCGCGGCGCAAGCCAAAGCGGGCGAGGTCAAAGCGGCCCTCAAAGGCTGGGCCGTGGAAAACATCGTCGACTCCGAGCAAGACCTGTACGAGCCAGACACCCAGCTGCACCGTGTGCTGTTGGATCTGACCGCCTGGCATTACTGATTTACCCGCCCCAAGTTTCACCAACCCGCCCGCCGCAAGCGGGTTTTTTCTTTAAAGGACCCCTGAAATGTCTGGAATCTCAGCTCAAGGCAGCACGCTGCAAATCGCCACCGGCACCGGCGGCGCCAAGACCATCACTGCCATCACGGTCGGCAACCCGGCCATCGTCACCAGCGCCACCCACGGCCTGAACAATGGTGATGTGGTGGTGCTGGCCGGCATCGTTGGCACTATGTCGGCGCTCAATGGCACCTCGCACGTCGTGTCCAACAAAACCACCAACACCTTTGCTCTGCTGGATGTCGACACCACTGGCCTGGTCTATACCAGCGGCGGCACCGCCACGCCCAGCACCTACACCAAGGTCAACGGCCTGCAGACATTCAACGGCTTTGACGGCTCGCCTTCTGACCTGGATGTGACCGACCTCGACAGCGCCGCCATGGAATACATCAGCGGCCTGAAGGACGAAGGCAAGTTCAGCTTTGGCGTGAAGAATCTCAAGGCCGATGCCGGGCAGATTTCGCTGCGTGCTGCTCGCACCAGCGGCGCTGTCACCGGCCTCAAGCTCACCCTGTCCGATGGCTCTGTGGCCACCTTCAATGTGCTGGTCAAGACCATGCCGACCGAAGGCGGTGTCAATGCGGTGCTCAAAGGCACCGTCGACACCAAGATCAGCGGCCCGGTGGTCTGGAGCTAAGCCATGACCTTGCTGAACAAGAGCGCCATCCTTGGCGCATCAGACCTCAAGCATGAGGATGTGCCCGTCCCAGCCTGGGGTGGCACCGTGCGCATCCGCAACATGACTGGCGCCGAGCGTGACGCATTCCGCGCTGCCATCGCAGCACAGGGAGAGGCTGGCGTGCCAATTGGCAAGTTCTCCGCCGCGCTGTTGGTGGCGACATGCGTCGATGAATCTGGCGTGCGACTGTTTGACGCTGACGACATGGCTGCGCTGCAAGCCAAATCAGCCGCAAGCCTGGATGCGCCTGCCGCTGTGGCAATGCGCCTCAACGGGCTTGGCGCCGGCGCTGTGGAGGACGCAGAAAAAAACTGCGTGAGCGGCCAGAGCGTAGATTCTGGTTCCGTTTAGCCAAAGAACTTGGCAAATCGGTAAGACAGGCGCAACTTGAAATCAGCAGCGACGAATTCACTGAATGGCTGGCCTATTACCAACTGGAGCCATTTGGCGAATCTGTTGCTGATTTGAGGCACGGCACAGCGTGTGCTCTGCTTGCCAACGTCAATCGAAATTCTGAGGCGCACCCAGAGCCATTTAAGCCAGCGCAGTTCATTCCGTGGGCAGATTGCAACGAACCGGATGATGAACCGATGCTATTGGATGACCCAGTGGCACAAAGTAATCTGATTCGCGCCGCAATATTTGGTATTGCTCCGAAGTAATGGCATGATCAATGACTAGTTTAATAGCAGGAAAAAGCCATGAAATTCATTGTTGAGGCAGTCTGTGCAGCCATGGTGTTGAGTGGGTGCGCTGGCCTGAGAGAAGAAGGCGCCAAGATGGCTGCTGAAGAGCGTAGCAGTGTGTCTTCGGGCTACATAGGATGCCCTTCAGATGAAATTAAAGTCAGCGACCAAACGAGCTACACATGGACGGCGACTTGTCGTGGCCATGTGTTTTACTGCACGGCGGCACCATCAGCGTCATGCAAAGAAAGCCTTTAGCTTTTAGTCAATTACAAACCAAGCCCGCCAGGGAAACCTAGGCGGGCTTTTTTATGGGCAAAACATGGCCGCTGCATTAGGTTCGCTGGTTGTCTCGCTGGAGGCAAACATTGCTCAGTTCACATCCGATATGGGGAAGGCGTCCTACCAGACAGACCAAGCCTTGAAGCAGATGAGAAAAGAAGCCGAGGCTGTCGGTAAGGCCATAGGTTCGGCGTTGTCTGTTGCTGCCATCGTGCATTTTTACAAATCAACCATTGACGCGGCCGACGGCCTGCGTGACATGGCGCAGAAAACCGGCATTGCCGTGGCCCAGCTTAACGGCCTGGGCTTTGCCGCCAGTCAGGCGGGTGGCAGCTTGGACAGCATGGTGGCAGCAGCTGGCAAGTTGAACAAATCCATCGCAGAAGCTGCAAGCGGGTCAAAGCCGCACGCCGAGGCTTTCAAGGCGTTGGGCATCAGCGTCAATGATGCGTCCGGAAACCTCAAGACCGCAAACGTTGTGATGGCCGAGATGGCCGACAAGTTCTCAGGCTACAAGGATGGCCCGGAAAAAGTCGCCATTGCGTTGGCTTTGCTCGGAAAGTCAGGTGCGGACATGATTCCCGTCCTGAACGACGGCGGTACCGCGATGCGCGAAAACATTGCCTACGCCGAGCAGTACAGCGGCATCACCACTGAACTGGCCAACGCCAGCGACAACTTCAACGACACGATGGGCAAACTGTCTTTGCAACAGCAGGGTTTCGCCAACGCCATGACCGCCGCCGTGCTGCCCATCTTGCAGGCGGTGGCCGATGAAACGCTGCGCGCAACAGAGGAAAGCAACGGCTTTTCAGTGGCGACTGGTGCGGTTAGAACCGTGCTGGAAACGATGGTTGTTGTCGGTTCCGAGGTGGCGTTTGTTTTCAATGGCATCGGCGTGGAAATCGGCGGCATGGCGGCGCAGCTTGCAGCCTTGGCGCGAGGCGACTTAAAAGGCTTTTCTGCCATCAGTGATGCCATGAAAGCGGATGTGGCAAAAGCCCGGGCAGAGCATGATGCGTTCATGGCTCGCGTGATGGATCGCAGCGCACCCAATGCGAACGGCTTCGCTGGAAATTTCACTTCCCAGTACGGCAAGCGCTCTGGTGCTACAGACAGCCAAAAGGCAGCGCCACGCTTTACTGGGTCTGAGGCAGACGCCGCCATCAAAAAAGCCGCCGACGAATCCGCCAAGGCCATCGCGTTTTACAACGGGCTGATGGACAAGGCCAGCGGCTACACCAACACCTACGCCGCCGACCAGAACAAGCTGGCCCTGGCCCTGAAAAACGGCGCCATCGGTTATGACGATTATGCGGTGGCTGCCAATAAGTTGCTTCTGCAACAGCCCTTCATGGTCAAGGAAGTTGCCGACGCCACCAAGATCGCCCAGGACCGCGCCGATCTGCGCAACAAGGAATACAAGGAAATCGAGGACTGGTACAAGCAGCAGCAGGCGCAAAACGAGGCCAATGTGGGGCGCATTCGCATCAGCCTCATGAATGAAGTTGGCCAGGAAAACGAAGCGCACAAGCTTGTCTTGCAGGAATTGCAGACCTATCACGACGCCAGGTTTGAAAACGTCGCACTGGCCAATGCGTTGATCGAGGAAGAAAACGCCAGACACCAGCAGGTGCTAGCCAACATGCAAGCCGCGCACGATGCGCAAAGCCTCTCAATGATTGGTGGCGCTGCTGACCAGATTTTGGGCATATTGCAAAAGACTGGACAAGAGCAAACTGCAATCGGAAAAGCTGTATTTTTAGCAACCAAAGCCATTCGAGTTGCTGAAATCATTATGAATACCGAGGCAGCTGCGGCGCGGGCCATGGCCGAGGGTGGTTTATTTCTTGGAATTCCCATGGCGACCGTTATACGTGCCACCGGCTACGCCAGCGCCGGTATGGTGGCTGGCCTTGCCATCGCAGAAGCCAGCGCCGAGGGTGGTTATGACATCCCCAGCGGCAAAAACCCGGTCACGCAGCTTCACGAAAAGGAGATGGTGCTGCCCAAGCAGCAGGCCGATGTGATCCGTGGGCTGGCTGCAAAAGGCGGTACGTCTGATTCGGCCATGAAGCTGACTATCGTCAACAACACCAGCGCGCCTATCGGGAAAGTGACCGAGCAGCGCATCAGCCCCACCGAGCGGGCGCTGATTATCCAAGAGGCCGTGGGCGCAACCGCTGCTCAACTGAGCGACCCCAACAGCAAGACAAGCCGCAGCATGGGCCGCAATTTCGCTGTTCAGCGCAGCCGTTAACCATGACAAATCCAACCTTCCCGGCAAACATGAAGCCCACTGTCGCGGCGTACAGCCACGGCGGGCCGGGCGGGGTGATGCGTACCGATGTGGCTGGTGGCGCGCCACGTTACGCGCTGGACTATGACCGGGGTTTGTCGCAATTCAGTGTGACGCTAATCCTGGACAAGCTGCAATTCAGCGTTTGGACGGCGTTTTTCCATGGCGTCATCAAGAAAGGCGCGATCACCTTTGACATGCCACTTGATAGCGGATTTGGCACACAGACGCACGCCTGCAACATCATGCCGGATACCTACCAAGCAAGTCGGACGGGTGGCATTGCCATGGTGGTGAGCTTTGTTGTCGAGGCCGAATCGCAGGCATATGAGTTGACTTCGGAAGAATCGAAGAACTTGGTTGACATGTACGGCTTGTACGGCGCGCAAAGTAACGCGCTACTGGCCCGCATCGCCCAATTTGCCACCGTGGACAGCAACGTGTTATGAGTCTCGATTTAGAAGCCCGCCTGCGCACCTTCCTGGCCAGCGCCCCGCAGACTGTGCACCCTATTGCTACCTTGCAAATCAGCCATAGCGCAATGAGCCAAGTATGGCATTTATGGCGTGAGCCTTATTCTGGCACGGCGGGCGGTCACACCATGACGCCCTGCAACATCGAAATCAAGTTGGCAGGCAGCCCCGGCCATCTGGATCAGAAGTTTGACATCCGGCTGGGCCTTGCTGACGTTGAGGACACCTTTCGCGCTGAAATGGATTTGATCCCAATCGACACACAAGAAAAGATTTCGATTGTTTACCGTGAGTTTCTGAGTGACCAGCTTGAAACGCCGCAGGCAACCGCTTCATTGCAAGTTGAATCCGTAAGTTTCACCAAGGGCTCGGCGGCAATCAGCGCGGTTTCTCCAAGGCTGAACATCACCCGCACCGGGGAGCTTTACGCCCCGCGCGACATTCCCATGCTTCGAGGATTTTTGTGATGGACATCAACACCTACCTGGCTAAATCCTACGGCCCGCAGCCATGCTGGGAACTTGTTGCTGACGTGTACGCAACCGAGCTGCAGGCCGTGCCAGTCGATTACAAAACTGTCAATCGCAGCGTGCGCGAGATGGCATCTGCCTTTCGCCTGGCCATCCACAAATCAGCGCACGGATTTGTGCAAGTGCCTGATCCGGTTGATTTGTGCATCGTCCTGCTGGCGAAACGTGCTGACATTGGCATTCATCATTGCGGCGTGTACTTCGATGGCGGCGTGCTTCACGCGCTGCCAGGCATCACCTTGTATGAGCCTCTGAGCGTGATCAATGACGCTTTTGAAGTGGTTCAGTTCTGGGCCAAAGCATGAAGATTCGGCTCTACGAACACCCGTTGGCAGTAGTCGCGCCTCAAGTGTTTGAGGCTGACAGTCTCGCGCAATGGTTGATTGATCACTATGGAGATGCGCCAACGGTGAAGGTGCAAGTCTTTGCAGGCGAGCCATCAGCAGAAACCGAAATCACCGACGATGTGAAAGCGTTGCTGGCTGGCGATGTGCCTGCTTATACGGTGCTGCAAAGCCCCGGCGGTATTGAGTTGACGGCCTTCCAGATCATCATGATTGTGATTGCGGTCGCAACCATTGTCCTGACACCAAAACCAGAAATGCCCGGCGCGGCTATCAACCGAACGCAAAGCAGCGCCAACAATGCTCTGGCAAGCCGAGAAAACAAAGTCCGATTGCTTGAACGCGTCGAGGACATTTACGGCGCCGTCAAGAGCATTCCAAGCCTGATGATGCCCACGTACAACAAATACATCGGCCATAAAAAATACGAATACGGCTACTACTGCATCAGCCGGGGCTATTGCGATGTCGCCGCGCTCAAGGATGGCGACACACTGATTTCTGAAATCAGCGGCGCAGCGGCCAGTGTTTACCACCCATTCGCAAGCCCCAACAGTGGTACGCCGGTTTTACAGGTCGGTGACGCCATCATCGACAACGTGCTGACCGCAGCGCGCGCCATCGAGGTTGACGGCATCACATTGAAGGCGCTGAATCAGGTACAGCTACCTACAAGCGGCGTTTATTCGTTTTCTGCAACCGGGGTGATCAGCCAAGCAGCCAAGAACCCAAATTTCAACAGCGTTTGCGCCATTGGTGATTCCGTGACGGTCACGATGTCCAACTATGCGCCATCGTCTACCGGGTCAGTTTCTGTAGTTGGCTCGACAAAGGTATATTCTGACTCTGAGGCGCATCCGTTTATTGACGTGCGCCCAGGCGATACAGTCATCTTCTCAGGCTTTGCGAATTCTGGAAACAACGGCTCATTTTTGGTGACAGCAAGCACGCCGGGGAGTACGTCATTCTCTGTTTACACTCCCGGAACTATCACAGTCGGCACCGGAACGCACGTCACAGAAACAGCATCCGCCGCAACCGCCACGATCAGCCCGTACAACTACAGCGGAACCTATACTGTCGCCAGCGCGGATGATGGCAGTGTGGCGCTATCTGGCACTTGGACACGGCCCATCAGCGGCATCACGTGCGGAATTCAGATCGCAGGCGTCACAGAGTACACCGACTGGATCACGTTACCCGACGCCGACCGAACACAAGTTTGGGCTAACGTTACCGCGCCCAATGGCATGTATAAGGACAGCGGCGGCAAAAGCGTGGCAGCGGTTGAATTTGCAATCGAAATTGAACGCCTCAACCCGACAACCATGCTACCCACTGGAGCGGCGGAAACTGTCACCGGCTCGTTATCTGGCTCCGTGACAGATGAACGCGCCGACACAATAGAGACGACGACAGCATGGACAGGCCCGGCCCGCGTGCGTATGCGCCGAACTACGCCATACGATTACGGCTGGTCAGGCACGGTGATGGACGAGATCAAGTGGGCAGACCTTTACAGCATCACGCCGGTCAGCAATGTGCACTTTGGCAACAAGACCACCGTCCACACCATCACACAAGCCACCGCGCGCGCTACGGCAGTCAAGACGCGGCAATTGAACTGCATTGCGTCTCGGAAGCTTCCAATCTATAACGGCTCCACTTTCTCAGGCGCATTTGATGCCACTGGTCGGCACATCAGCGGCTCTATCGCGGCCACATCGAAGCTCGTTGACATCATCGCGGCTGTGTCGGTTGATCCGAAAATTGGCGCCAGAAGCCTATCGATCGAGATTGACATGGCGCAGATTTGGGGCGTTCAGCAGCAGCTTGACGCATGGAATCCAGTTTGCGGCCAGTTCAATTACACGTTTGACAGCGACAACACCAGTTTTGAAGAAACACTGATTCTGATTTCCAACGCCGGGTTTTGTGTGGCCTACAGACAAAACGGAAAGATTCGGCTTGCACTTGACAAGGCGCAGACGGCCAGTACGGCACTGTTCACGCACCGCAACAAAAAGCCGAAAAGCGAAACCATCACGCGCAGCTTTGCGTCTGACAGCGACTATGACGGCGTGCAGTTTGTCTACGTTGATCCCGACAGCGACACATCGGAAACGATCAGCCTACCGATTGATGGCAGCGCTACCAAGTACAAAAAGTTTGAGATTGCGGGAATTCGCAACTTCACCCAGGCTTGGTACCGGGCCAGCCGGGAATACGCCAAGCTACGCGGCCAGCGGATCAGCATCGAAACGACGACGACGCCAGACGCCCGAAGCCTATTGCCTAATGCGCGGATCGATGTCGTGGACAACACGCGCTTCAAAAGCTACGACGGTGAAGTGGTGGGGCAAAGTGGCCTGGAGCTGACCCTCAGCCAGGACGTGCAATTCACCCCAGACGCAGCCCACAGCATCGTCCTGATGAAGCGTGACGGATCGCTGCAAAGCATGGCTTGTACCGCAGGCAGCGCGGCCAACAAAGTGATTCTTTCAAGCCTGCCAGCCGAGGCCATCGTCACGCAATACGGCGCGGACGGAATCAGGACAATTTTCAGCTTTGCGGCTGATTCGGCAAGAGGCAGCATGGCGTACTTGGTTCAGGAAATCGACATTTCTGACGGCCAGTATTGCACTGTGCGTGCCATCAATTACAGCGCGGATTACTACGCGAGCGATACGGCATTAGTTCCGTCGGCAGATTCGGTGATCAGTTAATATAAATCAACCCAAGCAACCGCCCACCGAGGCGGTTTTTTTACGTCCAAAGGAAATCATGACAGCCATCACTATTGCCGATTTGACCAATGCAAAAAGTGACGTTGATCACATCGCTGAAATTTCAACGTCTACAAACGCAACAGCGACAGACAGGCTTGGGCATGTCAAATCAACTATGCAGGGCGCTGTTGACAGCATCAAATCGTTCAACTCTCGTGGCGCATGGGCGGCGACGACTGCTTACGCCGTCAAGGATTTAGTCAGCAATTCAGGCACTTGGTATGTTTGCGTGGTGGCGCATACGAGTAGTGCGGCGTTTGCGACAGATACGGCAAGTAAGTGGCGTGTGTATCAAGGGGTGATTGCTGGCGACCTCGCGGCATCCTCTGGCGCATCCGGCGTTGGCTACGCACCAGGTGGGGTTAGCGCAATTGCAGCGACTGTTGCGGCGATGTTTAACCGGATGATGGTGAATGTCTTTAACTTCATGACGGAGGCGCAAATCGCGGATGTGCAGGCGGGGACGCTGGCTCAAGACGTAACCGCAGCCGTGCAAGCTGCCATTACCTACGCTGCGCCTCTTGGGCGAATCCTGTACTGCCCGGCTGGCGGGTACAAGCTCACAGCCACATTGATCAAAGCGGCTGCGCTGTACGGACTGCAAATGATGGGCGACGGCTACCGCTCGACCAGGTTCAGCTACACAGGACTAGCTAGCGGTTCGCCCTGCCTGCGGGTCATTGGGGGCTCTGGTACGCTGTGCGGCGCAAAGATCGAAGGCATCGGGTTTGATGGCAATGTCAGCACTTGGGGCATTGAGCTTCAAGGCCAGTGCGGGCAGGACATCCGCCGCTGCCAATTCGGCGTGAACGCTCGCGGGGTTGTTTTCCACAATGCGTCGTCCGGCTCATTCACCGAATACTGCACAGCTACTGATTGCGACTTCTCGAGCACATGCGTAACGGCCATTGAATACAAGCGCACATCGGGAAATGACAGCTTCAACGGCTCGGGCCTGGCGGGAAACTGCACAGTAAACAGTAACTCGACAAACCCGGTTGTAATCGTTGGCAATGGCTGCTTTCCATACAACGCCCCGCTGTCGCTGCAGCTTTGGAATGCCGCAGCAATGACGCTGATTCAGAACCTGAACACGACAGCGCTGAACTGCAACTGGTACGGCTGCATTCGGATGGAGCAAAACACCCGCATGGTGACGCTGGCGACGGATGACGCAACTGGTCGTAGTTTCTTTGTCGGACAGGTTATTGGCCTCTCCGAATACTGGCAGCGCGGCGACTTGTACTTGTGCAGCCAGTTCAACGGCAATAACTCGGGCATCGCCTCTCTTACATTGCAGCCGTTCACTGTGAAGCAAATTGGGCTTGTGACTGGGGCTAACACCGTGCCGGTCAACATCCTGTCGAGCCTGGGCGACGTGACGAATCTCAGCTGCTCGCTGCTTTTGCACATCAACATCATTGGGACGAATTACCACTATTCACACCTGGCCGTGCTGACCCTGGCGCAGGGCAAGGGCGGCAGCGATGCCGTCACCGTTTTGGCCACTCAGCAGGCATTCAACGCGGCAGGGTGGGGCGCTTGCACATTCAGCGTTAACGGCAGCGGTCAGCTTGTGATCACAAACGGAACCGTTGGATTTTCTGCAGGCGTCTACGTCGGCGTGTCGCAAATCGGCGGCGGGATGGGTACTTAAAGGATTGATCATGACCGACTACACCGACCCCGAAAACAACCGACGCACCCCCGAAGCTGGGGGCTGGCATCTGGACCGTAAGGTGCCTATCAGCCTGATCCTGACGATCATCCTGCTGGCCGTTGGCGGCATGAGCGGCTACAGCGACCTGAAAAAAGAGATTGCGCTGATGCAGTCAGACATCGGCACGCTGCAAAAAGCGGACGACCGACAGGCCGACGCGCTGAAGGATGCGCTGGGCGGGCTGCAAAGCCAACTAAACCGCATGGAAGCGAATCTGTACCGACTGATTGAAAGGACCCCGAAATGAGCAATCGCCGCGCATTCCTCGACATGATCGCGCACAGCGAAATTGGCGCAAAGCTCCTGGCAAAGTCGGACAACGGGTACAACATCTTGGTCGGGTCAACGCCTGACAAGCCACTGCTTTTCCCATCCTATGCCTGCCACCCAGGCATTCTCAACGTCAAATTGAACAGCACGGCGGCGGGCCGGTATCAGCTGCTGCGCCGCTACTGGTACGCCTATAGCCGCTCACTCGGTCTGCATGACTTCGGGCCTGCCAGTCAAGACACGATCGCGCTGCAGCAGATCAAGGAGTGCAAAGCATTGGACGACATCGATGCTGGGCGATTTGAAGCTGCTGTAGCCAAGTGCTGCCGCATCTGGGCCAGCCTGCCTGGCGCGGGCTACGGCCAGCACGAAAACAAACTCGCTGGCCTTGAGCAAGCCTATTTGATAGCCGGAGGTACTTTGGTATGAGCAGCAACAAACAATCCGACAAAGCACAGCACACGATGCAAGACCAGCTCATTGCCAACGTCGAGCGGCTGCTTGCAGAGCGTCGCCATCGCTTTGAGCCAGTGATTCACGACCGGCGCGGCGTGGACCGTGGCCGGCCATTGCTGGGTAAGGGCTTTGACCGCTACCTTGATGAAAAAAAGGATTGACCATGGAATGGAGTAATGTGGGCGACTGGCTCAAGAGCAACGCGGGCACCGGTGCCGCCCTGGTGGGATCGCTGCTGACCGGAAACGTGCCTGGGGCTGTCGCTGCCGGCATCTCGCTTGTGTCGGGAGCCACCGGCACCACAGATCCCACGGCCGCGCTGCAAGCCTTGCAGACCGACCCTGCCACTGTGCTGCGCCTGCGCGAGTTGGCCGTGCAAGATGAGGCCAGCATCCGCGAGCACATCCGCGTCATGGCAAAGCAGCAACTCGATGACGCCCAGGCCGAGCAGGCGGAAACCCAGAAGACCATCCGGGCGGGTGACGTTGCCGAAGATCCTTTTGTGCGCCGCACCCGGCCGGCGCAGAGTTGGCTGTCGCTGATCTCTGCCCTGGCCTACGCATTCACCCGCAACGATCCAAGTGTCGAAGTGCTGCTGCTGCTGTTGACCTTACCGTGGGCCTATG